CGCAACGCATGGCGAGCAGTGTATCCAAACAAGGGCGCCCCGATGTGCTTTTGTCCCCTGCTGATCCTGCTGACATATGGGACAGAAGGCGGCGACAGGAGATCATGCAGGCTTACAAGCAAATGACGGAGCACGGGGGCGCAATGGCGCTCAGTGGCCAGATACAGATCGAGGCGTTGAACCTATCCCCGCGCGATCTCGAAATGCAAGGACTGCGGGCAATGGTACGCGAAAACATATCGGCTGTGTGTGGAGTGCCATCTACTGTATTAGGCCTCCCAGATGCAAACTATGCCACAGCAAGGCAGGCTACGATCACATACTACGAGATCCAACAGAAGCGGGCGCGCAAGTTGGAGCAGTTCATGACTCGAATCGCCCAAATGTTTGATCCGTCGCTTTATGTTGAGATTGACTTTTCAGGCGTCGATGCGTTGCAGGCTGTACGCACTGAGAAACTTGAGCGGATCAGAATACACATTGAAGCAGGCATGTCAGCAAGTGAAGCATATGCATATGAAGGATTGACAGATAGCCCATTTGGAGAGACAGAGAAAGAGGAGCCAGCCAGCCAGCAAGACGAAGCGATTGAGCAGGCATTGACACAACTTGTAGAACGCGCCAAAGAAGACGAAAAAAAAAAGATTGACGCACTAGAAACGCGGGGCAGTGTAGGCGACAAAGATCCCACAAACTTTCCAAACGACGGCGACGATCAACAGGTTGCATTGCGCAACTCTGAATATGAAAGATTCCCGCATGATGAAGCGCAAGATCTTAAAGACAACTGGCCCCAAATATGGAAGGCAGGCGGCAATATCCTCGGCAATAAACAATACAATCGACTGAAGCCCATTGCAGAACGCGAAAGCAGTATTGCAGAGACACGCACAGAGGAAGAGGCAATTCGATTGCGTGAAGCGTGGAGCGCTAGACATCTGAAAGATTTTCGACTGGCTGGAGTTGTTGCTCAAATCAAATGGCTGACAGTTGGATCTCGTGGACTGTCTCATATGCGCAAAGTAATCAGCGCAGAAAAGAAGAGACTCACAGAAAAGCGATCACTAACTGAAAGCATGACAAAAGCACAAAAGGATCTATACTGGCGTCAATGGATGAAGCGGCAAGTTGTACCCGCTGAGAGAGCAATGAAGAGGGCTGTTGAGATTTACCTTGATGATGCCGCTGATCGATACGCTAGACGGGCGGAGGCACTAGCACAGGCGATCATAAATCAGCAACAGAGCAAGGCGATCGATTATACAACGATACTCGGACGCGTGGCAGAAATCACACAGATCCAGAAAGTGATCGGGCGCGCATATCGTTCGATCTTTATACTGACTGGAAATGATACTGTTGGTCAGCTGTACGACATGACAGGCAAAACGAAACCGCTGGATCTCTTGTTTGGAGAGCGTCCAATAATGGAGCGTCAGATCTTGACAATGGCAAAGCAGATCAACAGCACAAACGAGAAGCAAATCAAGCGCTTGGTGAGAATGGGAATTGAAAAGGGATTGAGCAACAGACAAATCGCCGAGAACATCCGACAGGCTACAACATTCAACGCCAAACGCGCGCAGCGTATCGCACAAACTGAAACGACAAAAGCAATCAACACCGCCACCAATGACGCCTACAAGCAATTTGAAGATCAGGAGGGTGTCAAGGTGCTGAAAGAGTGGATCGATTCTCGTGATGACAAAGTTAGAGAAACACACCTTGAACTTGGCAGCCAGCCCCCGATCCCAGTGGATCAGGATTTTAAAGTTGATGGATACGCGGGACCTGCTCCGGCTTCTTTTGGTGTTGCGTCTATGGACATCAATTGCCGCTGTACTATCGCACCGATTGTCATAGAGGATTAATCATGAAACTGAAGGAGATCAGCATGTTAACAGCGTATTTTCTAATTGGGCTCGGCGGTATTATTATCGGCGGAGTCAGTACCCTAGTCATAACAAAAGACAAAAAAGAGCCAGTCAGTCAGCCAGTACAGCCGATAATCGTACAGGCAGCCGATCAAGTATCGGATGTAGCAAAGCAACTCACAAACCTTGATTTGCTCGTTGAGCCTTGCAGTGCTGAATACATCAAAGAAAACGGGGATTTACTTTGCAGGGAAATGTATTGCCGAGTAATGCAACGCGGAGTCGAGGCGAAAACAAGCGGCGTTGAATGTGAAGAGATCTCGAATGTTGCGAACTCACAGATCATAATCAATCATTGCGAGGCATTTCTTGACGGCTCTGAAGAGTGCTACGAGAAATACAGAGAGAGAAAATAAACAGTCGACACTAGATCCTGTATGCTATACCATAACTGAGAGGAGCACAGATGCGTTTTAAGAACTTTGAAGCCAAACAGACGACACAAGACAAGCCTATTAAGTTTGTAGCGTCTACAGCCTCGCCTGATAGATATGGCGATGTCGTAGATCAAAAGGGATGGGATCTGTCTGCATACAATCGCAACCCCGTCGTGCTTTTCAATCACAATCCGAGTCAGATGCCGATCGGCAAGGGCAAAGCCTACGTCGAAAATGAGCAATTGATGCTGGAGGTTGAGTTTGACCAAAAAGACGAAATGGCGAAAACGATTGAGCAGAAAGTTAGGGACGGCTATATCAATGCTGTTTCTGTCGGATTCCAACCGTCTAAAACTGTCAGTCGTTCTTCTTTGCCTTCTGATCATCCTTATCATGGAAAGTCGGGGCAATACTTTCAGGCATCCGAACTTTTAGAAGTTTCAATCGTAACAATACCCGCAAATAATGAGGCTACCTTGTCTAAACAATTTTCAAGAGAGATCGGACTTGCCGACGTTGCAAGATCCTTGATCATCAGTAAGCACATCATATCCGTTCAAGAGTTGGACAATGGCAATTATCTTGTTGAGTTTGCTGGTCATTCACCTGAAGACATGGAGCCTGAAGAGGACGCCATGAAAGAAGAGGAATCAGAAGAAGAGCGCGAACACACAGACGATCATGATGAAGAAGAAAAGTATCATGATGAAGATAGCGAAGACAAAGAAAAGGAAATGGAAGAAGAATCAGAGGAAGACGACAAAGAAAAATTAATGTCTCTCGATGATTTCTTAAAAGAACTTAGACAATTTAACAATTAGACATTGGAGTTTATTATGTCGAATATTGACGCAGTTAAGCAAATCATGGGAGAGTTGAAAAGCCTCCGTAACAATCAAGACGAAAAAGTTGCCAACATTGAGCAGCAAATGAAGTCTCTGAAAGAAGCGCAACGCCTCACAGAAGAAGCCGTATATCGTGCTGACTCTGTCGAAGTTACTGGCACTGATTCAGAACTCAAGAAGTTTGTAAACAAAGACGGATCGATCCGCTGGACCGCTGGCAAGACTCAAGTTAAGACAGCCGCCGGAACCCAAACAGTTAAAGAGGCCGGACTTCTTGATACTGAAGAAAACTTGTCTAACTGGCATGTTGAAATGAAGCGACTTGCTAACGATCGCATGATGGTTAAGAGCATGCTTGTCGGTGAAAAGCACACTCCAAAATTGGATCTTGCTATCGCTCGCCATTTGGCTGTTGCTCCTCGAACTATCGCTGCTCAAGTTTCAAAAGCAAACTATGACGGCGCCGGAGTTGGTGCTGAGTTGATTCCAGATCAGTTCTTGGCTGAGTTGCACATGGAATACCAAGTGCCTACAGTTGTACGTTCTTTATTCTCTGAAGTGCAAATGACTAGCAACACAATGCTTGCCCCTCGCATCGATCGCGGCGGCCGTCCTTACATCAAAGGCACCGTGAGCAGCGATAATCCAGCATTGTATCCAGTATCTACTGTATCAATGGGACAAGCCCAAATCACTGCAAAAGGTCTTTCAACTCGTTACATCCTTGACGAAGAATTGATTGAAGATTCTGCTGTGTTGTTGCTCCCTGCAATGCAACGCATGATCGCAAAAGACATGCGCGACGCTGTTGAAGATGCTTTGATCAACGGTGATTCAGCCGCTACTCATCAAGATGCGATCGCTACTTGGAACATCAGAGATCGCTGGGGCGCCGCTGGCCTCGGTGGATCAAACGATCATAGACGCCTCTGGACTGGTCTCCGCGCTGCTTCTTTTGATAAAGGGACTACCTTGGACATCAACACTTTCTCGGATACTAAGTTGCTCGAATTGATCAGCAAGTTGGGCGAGTATGCATCATCTGATAAAGTATTGATCGTATCTCCGGAAGCATTGTATCAGAACTTGATGGGATTGGATGAAGTCGTCACCCTTGACAAGTTCGGCCCTCAAAGCACAATATTGACTGGGCAACTTGGATCGATCTTCGGAATGCCCATCGTCGTCTCCCGTTTCTTGTCTGATGATTTGGCAACAACTGGATTGTTTGACAATGTCACCAAGACCACAACTGGGATCCTTTGCGTATCTCGTGATAGTTGGAATGTATTTGCTCGTCGTGGCATCCAAATCCAACAAGAGCAAGATATTACTTCAGGCGCTTACAACATGGTAGCAACTGAAAGATTAACCTTCGGATCTCTTGACGCTGCTGCAGTGAAAAACGTTGCTTTCGGCTTCAAACTTTAATCCTTGAATTAATAGGGGGGCACTGCTCCCCGCCCCTTTATTGGAGAAATTAAAATGTCTTATTATTACCCTTTAGACGTTAGACTGAACACAACCGGAACAGCCGCAGACAATATTGCAATCTGTTTTCATGAGCGTATGCAAGTTGTAGCCGTTAAGATTGTTGATCATGACGGGATCGGCGCAGACTCAACAAGTTATGCTGTATTTTCTGTACTTGGCAACGACAAAGCCACAGCGCTATACAGTTGGAGCACGTTAGACAGCGCACAAGGTGCATTGACTGCAAATACTTCTGTTGATATGA